AGTCTCTCCTGTTGACTTATTCATTTCGTTGTCTGACTCTTTAATCTTTCCGCCGATTGAAAAACCTGAAAGTGTTCCGTCAAGAACCTTTTCCCATGTATCTTGTGCGCCTTTTGAGATGTACGATGTAACATACACCCCGTTATAAAACTCTTTTGACTTTTGATCATAGTATGTTTCTGGTTTGAAAGAAACTACTTTGCCTACAGCTAGTGGCTGATGCATCTCTCTAAGATTGCCTCTAAAACTTTCAAATGCCTTTATGCTTGCTTCTGCTGTTACGACATCACCTGTTTGATCTACGTTGTCTAGTGTAGCGAATCCAGAAACAGTTCTGTTCTCCCTATTCACCTTTGTGAACGGGACAGATAAATGAATGTTTTGGCCATTGGTGGACCATTGGGCTTTTTCAATGTTCATATGCTTAATTTTAATGGTTTATCTACTATAATGCAAATAGCAGTTGATTAGGTTTAGTCAACCTTTTTCCCGTCACCCTTTGCATTTCTGCCTTCTCCGACCTTATCGGAAGATGCGGCAGATCTTTCTGAATCCCTAGCCCTAGTTTTGCCAGCGGTTGCTTTTTGGTCAGCAGCTTGCTGTGGCTTTAATTCAACCATTTCATCTCCGCCATCAACAGGAATCATTCCTTTTCTAATTCTAACTTCATTAGGGGTAATAACCTGCATTCTTAAATATCTTTCGTCTATTTGAGACTGAGTATCTTCGTCAGTTAAAGTCAACTCTTCGAATTTAATTTTTAATGCATCTGTTTTTTCTTCAATTATTGAATTAATTCTTTTTTCAAGTCTCATTTGAGCTGGTCGGCAAACCTGCTCTTTAAATGTTTTATCTGCATCTCTGGCATTTGCTAAAGATACGCCTTCTGGAACACCAATTTTATTAATTGGAACTCTGTGTGCTAATAGGATTTCGTCTCTATTAGATTGTCTATAAATATTAAATGAAGACTCTTGGGCACCAGCTTCAACTGGCTCCATTTTAAATTCAACCTTATTGTCTTGAGTGTCGGCTGGTAGAGGGATATATAGTGATCTGTGGTTCTTACCCTTTAATCCAACCTGGAAGAATTCAAGCAATTTTCTTTCTGACTCTGGAGAAAGCTTTGCTCCCTTAACTGTGATAATATATCTTGGAACCGCTTTATTTTCAAAGTAGTCTAAGTTATATCTTCCAGCAAATTCATTTCCAGCAAGCGACATCTGAGCTGCTACAATATCTGGGATACCATAATAATTATTCATTGGGGTATACTTCTTTAGATGGATAATTTCATTTGGACGATCCTCTGAATCTCCAATTGGGTTAATGGTTTCTGTATCTCCAAAGTTTCTAAAGAATACAGCCTTACCATAAAGCAATTGCATAAACCCATCTCTGAGTCTTCTTACACGCATTGTCTTTGCTGGGATATGCCCAATATATCCAATGTCTCCGCCTGTAGTTCTACCGATTTCAAGGTAGCCGTTACCAGTTGCCTCTAGATCTGTATATACTTTTATTAGTGTTTCAGTAAATGTATCTTCTTCGTTTGTTGCGTCTAGCCAATCTTGAAGATCCTGCTTTAATTTATTGAGCTTTCTGCGAGCTCTATCTAATTGCTTGTCGTCTGTTATTGCATCAATAGCATCGTTTGTTTTTCTTGTTTCCATAAATGAATATCCAAGGCCAACTATATTTGCCACCTTAGCATTAATAGCTGCATAGTTATATGTTGAAACTTCATATATTTGAGAAAGGTATTCTAGATTATATACTGGTTGGACAAGGTCAAACATTGCATATCCAGTAACTGCTGACTGCAATAAGTTTTGCTGTGTTGCTGCTCCATCTTTACCAGTAAATGATTTTGCAAAATCTCTATTTACTTTTCTTTTAAAATTTGTTCCTAGGCCTCTTACTTTTTTAAGATCATCAATACCAATAGCAAATGGGTCTACGTGTTCTTTCTCTTTCTTAAATGAGAATAGGTCTGAGCTATTTTTAACAGATACCTCGTATGTATCTTCTGGTCCGTCTTCTAAAAATTGTGTCATTTTACTGCTCCCCCTCTTAGTATTGAATCTTTGTATTCTCCAATATCTAATGGATCTGGAGTAAGTCCCCATTTAAGTCTTTCGTTCTGATGTTCAAATTCTTCATCATCAATTTTTCTTCTACCCGAAAGGAATTTCGGCTGTCCCTCATAAATACCATAGTGTCTAACTGAATCTGCGAGTGCAGCTATTTTTGATCTATTGCCTTTAGTTGATGTTATAGAAAGGAAATTACCATCATCATCACCGATCCATCGGCCATCTGGCATTTCCCATACGTATATGCCTAGGCGTGTCTCTTCAATGATTTGACTTTTTTGATTTAAGATTTCCATATGTTAACCAGTTTACCATTATTCCTAACAAAAGTCCATCTTCTGTACCAATCTGTGACAATATTTTTAATATATTGTAGGCTATACGTCAAAAGATCTTGTGAAGTAGGCTGTGTTGTCTCGGCCAGTAGCACTTTCTGAGAAAGCTATGCCTGGGTCCTGCACGGTAAATGAATTTTCTGAACAATATAGCTTATAATTCTTTAAGGCTTCTAGAGCAGTAAATGGGGTTTCATAAAATGCTAAATTGCTGTAGATATTAGATCCACCATATTCAGAGCCGCTCTGGTTTTGGTTCATCTTAATCCCTGTGGCAATTGCGCTTAAGACTATTAGTACGTGATGGGATACCCCGCTTAAAAAGAAGTCGGATACATTGGTAGAAGATGTCCTGTTTATTCCATTAACGTATATTGCGCTAATTCCGCTCTTTGTTATTGCTCCTGCATTAGTCCAGCTAAAAGAGGCCGCAGTCGATGAGAACAAAACATTCTTTCCTTCTCTTGGAGTAAAAAACATTTCAATGGTTCTTGGCTGTATTGGAAGATCTACAGAAAATCCATGTCCTGAAGTCATAGATAGGCCATTGTATTTATTTTGCATTCTTACTGGATAGTTGTAATATCCAAGTGAATAATCATAGTCGGAATAAACTTTGCCTCCGCCATTATCAGAATAAAAATCTTTATCTGAATATAAATCAATTTCTAATTTATCAAAGTAGGGTAGGTCAAAAGAGGAGTCGAGTGTGGTCATTGTAATTCGTATGTCTAATATTGGACCAGACAAGTTTTCATTTTTGTTATAGTATGGCAAGACAGAATTGTTTTTGCATGGCGCCCAGGCTTGTCCTGGAACTTTAACCTCTATTAAAATGTTATCTACATCTTGCCCGTAAGATATTCTAGAAGAAACAATGCTTTCTGGATTTGGCACATAAAGTCTTTCTTCAAATACAAAAGTTTTTGTTTCTGGCAATGTTGTTTTATTAAATTCTATTCTTTTATAATTTGGATTGTAGTATGCATCTCCTGAAACTATAGTGTCTAAAGATTTAAGCCCAGGGTATCTGTAAGATACTGATGGCTTTAGGGATACAGAGTTTAGTGAAAATAAAGTTCCGTTTTTAGAATAAACAATCTGTGAATATTTAGTTTCTTTATAGCCAACCAAATAGTGAGATAAAATCTTTGTGTCTTCAATTTCATAATTATAGATTGCTGCACAATCTACTACAAATCTTTTGCCTGTATTTGCTGGACCAATATTAATAGTAATTGATTCATTTGTAAATTTAAATGCTGTTGTGATAATTTTTTCAGAAACCAGTGATCCATTTATATACAAAGACATCTTGTCTTTAGAAAATATACCGACTATATGCATTACTTGATTTTTACTTACTTTGTACCATACTGTTTCTTGCTCTGTACATTTAAATATTACATTTTCATTTTTATAAAATAGGCCTATTTTATTTGTTGCGTCTCCAAGAATTAAATACTCTTGGCTATCTGATACGTCTGGACTAAACCATATTTCAAATGAGAATGGGCTGTCTGGGTTCTTGTATGTAGCAATGCCTGGGGCTTTTAGTGATAAGTCTATGTCATCATTAATTTCTGTTCCTCTGACTCCCGCTCCAATTATAGGCAAGACTTCCATTGCAGAAGCATTTATTGCATATCCTTCCATACCATTACCAGAATAGTCTTTTATTGGAAGTCCACTTATTGCTGCATACGAAACGCCATTATCTCTTAAATCAGCATATGTGGCATATTGTGTTGTTAGGTTGCTGTATACTCCAGCAGTTCCAGAACGGACTTCATCTAATAAGAAAAAAGAAAGTGGATTATCTTTTAAGACAGTGTATTTGTATGACATGTCTTAGATCTCTTCTAGTGCTTTAACTCTCGCTGTAAGCTCTTGTACTGCTTTAATTAATGGAGCAATAAATTGGTCGTATCTAAGTCCCTGCATAGAGTCTTCTTCTGACATATCCATTTTTACCCAGCCTGCAAAATCTGCAACTCCAGACTCATCTAAAACTGTTTTTACTTCTTGTGCAATAAGTCCATAGTGGGTTCTTGATCCAGGAATTGAAACAATATCTCCGTCTACTATTTCTTTGCCGCCTTCAATAAACTTATAGCTTACTGGATTTAATTCATTTATAAAATTAAGGCCTAGCTGAGATGGTGCAATTTCAGTTTTTAATCTTTGATCTGACGTATTGATAGCTCCAGTGTTAGAGTATATTGTTTTCCAAAATCTGTTTGATGTAACTCCATTTGGTGTATCTGTTGGCTGCCCTAAACTATAAAGGTTGTTTGCCAAAGGATACCAGTTAGAGTTTACGCCAAACCCAGTTGAGGTTGGTATGTTTAAACTTATTGTTGTTGGCACTGGATCTATAGTTGCGCTTGATCCAGGAATTCCTTGTGGTCCAGTCGCACCCGTGGCACCCGTGGCACCTCTTGGAATTGTAAATGCAAAAACGGCATTTGCAGACGTGCCAGTGTTGGTTACAGAAGCGTTTGTTCCAGCTGCACCTGTTGTAGTAGTTCCAATAGCTAAAGTGGTTGGACCCTGCGGGCCAGCGGGCCCTTGCGGACCCTGTGGACCTTGTGGTAAAACTAGATTTAATGTTTGCGATGGGCTGGTGCCAGTTATTGTTGCATCAGCTGAAGCCCCACCAACAACGGTACCTATATTTAAAACATTAGATGGACCAGGCCCACCAATAATTCCATCAATACCTCTAGGTAAGGTTAAGTTTAATATAGCACTAGAAGGTGTTCCGACATTTGTAACAGCTGCTGGAGTACCTGCGCTAACAGTAGTTACTGTACCTATTGCTAAGGTGCCTGAAGGGCCCTGTGGGCCTGGATTAGCAGCAATGAAGGTTGCAATGTCAGCACCAAGGTTTCCAAGGTCTCTAGGGACGTCTGGGGTGTCTGTATAGTCTGGAAATCTCCAGCCGTTTACTCCTGTGCTCATTTTTTTATTATACCACCGATCTACTTAATATATACGTGTGCGGGGCTCATATATCTGGTGCCAGAAATAATTGGCTTTACTTCATGAATAAATGGCTCCTGAGAAGGAAACATAATCATGCTACCAGCTTTAGGCTTTACCGTTATGTTATGATTTGGAAAACTAATTTCTCCGCCTTCATAGTCGTCATTAATATATGCCACAAGCGAAAAAGCTAATTCTGTATGTCCATCTTGACCATCAAAATGTGGCCCCATTGACTGTCCTTCATTCCAAGCCTTTATTTTAACATTATCTATATCTAGATTGTATTTGCTCTTATCAAGCCTTTGCCCATCAAGGTACCTGTCTGTACACATTTCAAAAGCCATCAAAAAGCTATTTGCTATGTAAAGTGTTTTTTTATCTACTATGTCAGAGCCAGTAGACGTTTTTAGCTTAGAGCGATCTATATTTTTTGTTTTACCATAAACCAAGCTAGCATCGTTACTCGCTGTCCAATTTTCCCATTTAGATATTCTAGAGTAAGACAGTGGCTCTTCGTCGATCTTGTCTATAAATGATTTTAATTCTTGTGGAAAGCTTAAAGCGTTTTCCCAATACCAAATTTGTGGAGAAAGCACTTGAAGGTCAAACATTATAAATTGCTTAAACTCTACATTATTTTGCATTACTCAACTTCCTTAGCTGAATATTTTTCTCCCTGTGGAGTTATTCTTAGTCCTTCTTCTCTGATAGCTTCCCATTCGGCAGCCTCTGTTTTTTGATATGCTCTTACTTCAGCAAGCTCGGCTGCCCATTCATCCCGTAACTCTTGTGGATAATCTGACTCTTCTCTATCATCCCAGAAAGACCCTAGAGTGTATCGAATTGCTTTCTTTACAGTTGTGACCTCATGAGTATTTTCAAACCCTCCAGCAAATGTTGCCATTCTTCCAGTTTTTGGAACAATAGTCAGTCCATGCTTAAAGTTTAAAACTCCGTCTTCAAAATCATCATTTAAATAAATAAATGTTGCATATCTACTTCTTGTAAATGCGCCAGACTTGCCTTCGTTATCTGTATTGTCTGAATGCATGTTTGCAAATGCGCCTGGTGCCCATCTTTGAGAGTGCCAACTAATTTGTGACATTTGCTCAGGATTTTTACCAGCCATATCGGCTGTTGCGTCAATAACTCTTTGTCTTAATACTTGGAAAAAATCTCCTGGTAATCCGCAGGCGATTGTATCTGGATCATTTACTTCTGGCATTCCAGATGAATATGATTCGTAGAAAGAAATAGGCATCCACTTTAATTCTTCTTTTTGCATTTTTATGTCTAGGACTTTAATAACTGCAGCGCACTCTTCTGGAGTCAAGAAGTTATCATAAACAACAATGTCTGATTTATGCCTTGTTATTACCATATCTCTTTCCATTATTTGTTTTCTCCTTTTATATTGATAAGATCGTCGTATAGTGTTGGTACACCATTTTCTAAATATCTCATGTTTCTTGGGTCTTCGTGCTTAATTCTTTCCGCTTCCATCTGAGCCCACTTATATGCCCCATAAGTCTTTTGGTTGTTTAACCATTCTTTTGTTCCATCAAATGGTGTCATAACAAAGTTTCTTACAAAGAACTTCTCGTTATTCTCAATAGTTTTAACTCCGTGATAATATGGCTCTATAGATGGGAAAACTAAAATATCTCCAGAAACTGGCTTATGATTAATAAGCTTACCGTCTACAAAAAATTCAATGTCACCACCATCGTAGTCATCATTTATATACATTGTACAAGTTATAAAAAATTTGTCTCCAGGCATATCTTTTTGAGATGTTATATGGTCTGTATGATACTGCATTGTCATTTTGTTATCCAAAGTGTTAATTTGTGGATTATACTTTGAGTATGAGCATCCGCTAAATCTCCAGCCATCTGGCAAATCAATGTTGTGTCTTTCTACGTAGTCCATTAAAACTGCATGATAGGCAGCCTCAACCTCTTCTACAAAATTCTTTTCTTTAATAAACATTTCGTCAGACTCTTGGCCTGCCACTATTTCTTGAGGATTCTTTTTTTGAGTATAGGTTCCAAAATGTGCCCATGGGTCCCATGACTTCAAGAAGTGCTTACCTTCAGAATTTCTTTCTGAATCTTTCATCACCTGATACATTTTTTGTGGATCAGCCAATACATTTTTATAAACTTCAACCTTTGGATATAGTTCTATATACTCTAATTTATTCATGGCTGTCTATCCCCCGTATGCTTAGAAATCGTCCAAAAAAATGGCGATGTAAATCTATTACCAGACTTTACTGGTCTTACCCCATGAGTATAATGCATGTCTCCTGGGAAAAAATATGCTGCTCCAGCTACTGGCTGGAATTCAATTCCGTGTTGCGGAAAGTATAGCTCTCCACCTTCGTAATCATCGTTAAAATAAAAAAGACCAGCTAGATCGTACCAAGGGAAATCATTAGGTCTTCCCTTTTCTGGACCAGAATGAAATTCTTTATCTGCATGAGGCTCTTGACGTGAACCAATTGGCCACTTAACAATTGCTGGACCAGTTTCTTTTGCGTCAACATCAAAAAATTTATCTACTTCAATCTTTAGTCTGTCAATCATGCTATAAATAAGTTCTAGTATGCTGGGATCTGAAGCCCGCAATGAGTTCATTGTACATACTCTATCTTCCCAAATTTTGTGATCATACAAGACTAGTCCGTCTTCATCAACGTGAGTTTCAGTTACATCCCAAATTTTATTAGATAGGGCAAAGTCCATCAATCTTTTTCTTTCTTCTAATGAAAGAAAGTCTCTTATTTCAACAATGTTGTCTATGGAGTTGCCAAAAAAACCAGAGGGTGTAATAGATACTGGTCTGTTGTCATGCCATTCGTTTTGCGGTTTCATTTTATCTTCTTCCCCTGGTAATTAATTTTACCATATTGTGGTTTATAACCTTTATTTGTCTTTATTTTCTTTATTTACAACTAACCTTAATGCCTTTACCTGATGCTTGCCTATAGCATTTTTTAAATGGTCTACGGCATCTCTGTAAAAATTTGACCATACCCCAGATCTATTTAAATCATAAATTATCTCAGAGTATTTGTCTGAATCAAACTGGCTGGCTGGCATAGTAGACATTGACTCAAAATTTATCTCAGAGCCTTGAAGGGATGCTAGATCAATTGGTAGAATGGCTATTATTGGGGTTCCAGCCTCTATTGTTAGAATTTCATTTGGCTTAGTAATCATCCAGGCCACTGGGATTTCCCCCCTAAAAAAAGAAGTGCTGATTAATGTTGTAAATGGTACAGCGCCATCAAAAAATAAATTTGGGACTGGCATAGAAAGCATGCTTAAATTATCTTCTGTTTTAAACATAAGCCCAGTGTTAAAACTTATAGTCCCGTTGGCTCTACCTGCATATGCATATTTTTCTCCAGATAAAATTTTAACATGATCTGGGCTAGCATCGCTTATTCCGTCCCAAATAAAGCTTATATCCTCTGGGAATGATATTGACCAGCCAAGCTGATTAGTTAGTCCTACTGGAAAACACTTGTATGCGTGAGCTTCCCAAGTATTATCCATCCATTTCCTTTTTATAGAAAGCGGTTCTACTATTCCGTAACCATCTCTTATCTCCCAAGCCTTTATGTTATGCATACGGGTTTTTGCCAGTCTTGGCGTCTTCCTCTACCCACTTTGATCTCATCTCCATAAATTCTTGTCTGTGCTGATGATCGTTATAGTCTAACATTGTAACAATTGAAAATTTCATTCCAGATTTTACTGGCATAGCTCTATGAGAAAACAAATATGTTGATGGAAAAATGTATAGGTCTCCAGCTTGTGGTTTAATATCAAGACCTATTTTTGGAAAATATAAATTTCCGCCTTCGTACTCATCATTAACATATGCTACAAGAGAAACTGTGGCACTATAAGAAAATCCATGATCTGCGTGTTCTTGAAAGTGCTGTCCTTCTCCATAACGAATACAGTTCATAACTTCCCAGTAATTCATTTTTACATTATGCTTTGCACAATAATCTTCTACTGCTGGATTTTGAGATTTTTTTAGATCTTGCCACAAACTAGAAACTAGTTTTTCTGTTTCTGTTCTAGGATTTGGTATGTCACCAACCTTAATATCTTCACAGTCTCTGTAGTCTGGCCTTTTTTCGCTATAGCCAACAAATCCAAATGTCCAAAGAAATCTGGAATCGTTGTCTTTAATTGCTGACTCGCCTATTTCATTAAGTCTTTCAATAACATTTAATTCTTTTTTAATTGCGTTTCTATATACCCAAACGCCTGGGAAAAGCTCTTCTTTTGAAGAAAATTTATATTTATCATTTATGTTATCCATAATATTTATTATAGCATTTAAAAATTCATATTGTCAATAAGAAAGGGAGCAGATTGACTGCTCCCTCTCTTATTATACGCTTATTTTTAGTTTCTAATTATAAACGATTGTCCTAGGACTAATACGTCTGGGTCGGTAAAGAATCTATAAACTATAGAGCTTACATCTACTGTATCGACTGACTCTACTGCCAGATACTTAATTTCTTCATCAGATCTGTAAACTATCTGATCTCCAATTTGTATGCCCGCTGGGGTAACAAATTTATAAGTATTTCCTCTGAGTGCTAGAATTTCTTCTTGCAAAGAGAATCTTGCGGTATCGTCATTGTTAATCATAAATGTTTCATTCTGCAATGTAGCTTGTATTGAGAATATCTTTGACTCAATTACTTTTGCGTTGCCAAGATGTGTATCTTCCCAAGTTGCTGGGTCGTACTCACCTTCATTTGGCAATTTATCAAATGACAAGCTTATTAGCATATCTCCAATTTTTATATCTTTAGCCATCTTATAGCCTTCAGATGTAAGTATTAAAGTGTCTTCATTTATGCAACCGAATCTTGGTGGGGCAAAGAACCCTGGTGGGAAGAACGGTGGGAAGAATGGTGCTTGTGTAGTAACGGTATTAGTGTTATTAGAAGCAGCTGATCTTCCGTTTGCATTGTCTGCATATACGTTATAATACTGAGAAGTATTGGCGGCATCATTAATAGATGTTGATGTAGAAGATGTATTACCAGATGTTCCATCGTTTCCAGCTACATAATAATTTGTTATTGCTGATCCACCATTATTTGGAGCTGTCCATTGGACTGTATTTGCATTAACTCCTGCAGTTGCAGATGCAGCACTTGGCGCATCTGGTACTGTTGTAACTGTTACAGAGTTAGATGCAGCGGATGCTGCTCCAGTTCCTGCAGCATTAGTTCCTGTTACTGTAAAAGTTGCTGTTGCTCCTGAAGCAAATCCAGTTACAATAATTGGAGACGATGCCCCAGTTGCTGTTTGTCCTGTGCTTGCTGTTACAGTAAAAGATGTCGCAGCATTAGGCCCTTCAGGAGTAAATGTTACTGATACAGCGCCATTACCAAATGGTCGATTTGTGCCAACGTTTGTGGCTGTACCTATTGTTGGTGCATAAGGGGCCAAAAAGTCATTTGATGACTGGCTCATTCTACCTACTTGTTTTGACATTTATATATCTCCCTTATCCTATTACGCTGAAAGGTCTCCGAAGACCAACCATCCGTTTGAAATTTTTAATGCTGTTACAACTGAGTTAGTTGTTCTGAACTTTAATCCTGGAGTTCCTACAACGCCGTTTGTTGAAGCAAATGATGCTCCAGTTCCAGTCTGTTGCCAGAAATCAATTGATTGTCCAGTTGAGTATCCTGTTGATGGAAGAGTAATTACTACTGCTCCATTTAGTGGTACAAACTTGTCTTGCTCTCCTGCTGCTAGTGTCTGTGCTCCTGCATCAAGAACAGATGAGATTGTTGTTCTGGAAGGAACGCCTACCCGTGTCTGTGTTCCGTCTGAGAACGCAATTCCATTTGCTGAAACTGTTACTGTTCCAGTAAATGTTGGATTATCAATTGGTGACTTTAATGCAACGCTAGATGTTATAGTTCCTGCAAAGTTGGCGTCATCACCAAGTGCTGCTGCAAGTTCATCTAGTGTATTAAGTGCTGCTGGGGCTGCTGCAATTACTGCATTTACCTGAGCTGTTGCATCTGCAATTGCTTCTGATTTAGCAGTTGCAATTGCTGCGTTACGGTTTGTAACTTCTGTTGAAATTGCTCCAGAGATTATAGACTGTGCGGCACCTATTGCGTATGCAGATGCATCTCCTGATTTAGTTGTAGCATCTATTGCTGCTGCTGCGATTGCTTCTGACTTAGCAGTTGCTACATTTGCTGTAGTTGCTAGAAGTGAAGTATCTGCAATACCATGAATGTTTGTTGTGTCTGATTCGTGGCTTGAAAGTGCTGTTGCTGCTGCGCCAATTTGTGTTTGAACAGAAGATGTAATTCCGTCTAGGTATCCAAGTTCTGTTGCAGTAAGATTTCCAATTGATGTTGTGCTTGGTAGTACTACTGTTCCTGTGAATGTTGGAGATGCAATTGGGGCCAGCGCTGTTAAAGATTCTCCTAGTCCATCAATTTTACTTTGAGCAATTGCTGCTGTAGGGCTAATGTCTGCGTTTACAATTGTTTCATTTGTAATTTTAGCTGATGTAATTGCGCCGTCTACAATCTTTGCTGTATCAACTGCGCCATCTGCAATCTTTGTAACAGTTACTGCTAAATCAGCAATCTTTGCTGTAAGAACTGCTTCATCAGCAATCTTTGCTGAAGTAACAGCTAGACCTGCAATCTCGTCTGTAGTTACTGCAGATGTTGCTATCTTTTCTGTTGTAACAGCATCT